GCATGTTTAACCGCTTCAATAGCTGTAAGCTCCACCGCTCTTTCGGCACGTTCCAAAATCGTGTCGTAGCGCTTAACAAGCTTATCCCTAAATTCTTTGTTATTTACGCTGAGTGTAATCACTATTTACCGTCTCCATCTAAATCAATGTCTATTCCGTATTTTTCTAAAACAGACTCAATCACATCAATTACTTCTGCTAAAATAATCGCTCTTTCCTCTTTAGTGAATTCTGCACCACCTGGCGAATCTGGATCACGCGCGTCTTTAACTTTGGATAACACTTCTTTAATTTCCGTGCTTATTCTGTCGGTAATAAATCCCTTATGGATCAACCACCCAGAAAAAACAGTAAAAAGTAATAGGGCAATCGTTACAATCAATGCAATCGGATCATTAATAAGCTCAAGTAATTGGGTATTTGAAAAAAGTAAAAACATGGGTTCAATGGTTTGTTTTGGGATAAAGTTGAATTCAATACCGGTGTAAATTCCTACTAATGATAGAGCCACACTCGTAATAGTCTTTCCAGTCTTGTTTCTAAGCGAAAGCGTTCTGCCAAATGGCGTATGCTTCCAGAAAGTTCTTTTTGGCGGGTTGGCTATATGCACATAATCATCTTTAGTAATAGGTCTATGTCTTGCATCATTGCTACTAACAGAAATATTATTAACTTCCCTTTTTTCTATATGTGATTTATTTCTTATCAATGCCTTATTTGTTTTTTAATTCTCTGACTACTTCTGTCAAAGCATGAATAGCAGATTGGAAGTCTCTTCTCGTTTCAATATTCTCTTTCAAAAGCACTGAAAATTCTTCATCTCTATCAATATTATACTTTTGTCCACTTTTATACTCTCTGAAAAGGATTATCAGCACTAATACTAAAAGACCTAAAGAAAATAGTTGGTCAAAAGCCAACCCTAATACACCACCAAATTCAGATGCTTGAGCAAAAAACCAAGCAACTATTAATGAAATACCTTTTAAACCTTGTGATTGTAGCTCTTCAATTATCATAATTCTAAATATTCTTGTAGTACGATTGAGATTCTTTCAAAGTGATATACCTATCAAACTGCATCATAAAACAAAGCCTGTTCGCTCGGTCTGTAAATTCTCTATACCAACGGCTATCTTTCATTTCTTTAATACCTGTTTCAACATCTCGAACCATCAAAGCTTTGTGCATCTTTTTAAACTGATACAATCCATTCATGCCTAATTGATAGCTCATGTTGATTAGCACTGCCTTTCTTACATCTGATAAATCTTTGTAGTACCCAAATTTAGCTTCTAAGGCGCTATCTCTTTCTTCAACTATACACGTAAGCCAAAGAACTGCAACTTTGCGAGGCATTGGCGTTGTCTGCAAATTGAAACCATAACCAACAGTCCAAATCCCCTTGCTATCTTTGTAAGGAGTAAGCACCAATCCTTCGTCTGTGTTAAGCGTATTCTCCGCTAACTGAAGGTGATTGTCGTTTATGATTTCTATTCTTTTCATTCAATATTAATTTCTATGCTTCCATCCAAAATTCTAAGCTTCTTAACTACTACATCGGCTGTGTTAGAACCTCTGGTTAGCGTTCCCTTATCACCAACTTTTATTTCAAAAGCTTTGCGTTCATCTTTCAAAAAAACCAATAAATCGGCTCTTACTACTTGCAAACTTGCGCCCTTGTAATCCAAGCCAGAACTACTTAGCTCTTGTGCGTCACATTTATCATCATATACGGTTACAGCGCTTGCTGATGGCGTAAATCTGCCCGTTGTTGGATCAGTAGTACCAGCATCGCTCGCTCGTTTTAACATCAAGGATTGACCGTATTTCATATTCCCCAAATAGGTTCTTTAATATTAAATAGAGCCAGTCGAGTGAAGATATAATCAGGCAACTCTTCAGGGTTAAACCCATCAAAGTACTGTTGCTCTCTTTGCCCTCGTTTGTCTCGCTTAATTCCTTTATGATTATCTGAAGATGAATAATTCAGGAGCCTCCAAGAAATGGCATCTGCTATTGTTTGTTTGTATGCTTTCTTGAATAGCACCCCTGCATCATCCGGGTCAACAGTGTAACCACGTAGTTTCACAACATACTCTTCGTCATCCTCGTCATATACCGTATATAGTTGCTGAATATAATCCTCAGTAGGATTAGCAACATTTATAAGCTCTGAGTTAACCCTTACTGCGCTGTTCAATAATAAAAGATCGTCAGCATTGGTAGGATCGAAGTAGTAGGCCATTATATCTCAATGTCTTTATTTGCTTGATGATTTTTTAGAAACACTTTTAGGCTCTTCCTTTTCGGGTTTGCCTTCTTCAATTCTTTTGTGCTTTTTAGCATCGAAATCAGAAGTATTAATAATTCCCGTTCCTCCTTTCAAAAATTCGATAGTGATAGTTGGTATAGTTCCCATTGTTGTATAATTGAGTTGAAAAAAATGGGAGAGCCAAAGCCCTCCCTATAAATTAGCTTTCTAAGCGTTGCGCTCTGTTAACGTCAAGAGTTTTAACACCCCAAAGAGCGTCAATTCTGAACCAATGTTTAGTATTGTCATTGTCATACCACATTTGAAGTCTCATAGATAGCGCTGAGTTTGGATCGGTTATAACCGTTGAGTTTGGCACTTCTGGAAGTGGTCGCATTGCAAGAGCAAAAGCCGTTCTGTGATAACCAAGATTCAAGGCTTTATCTTCCTGTCTAATGGTTACAACATCGTTTGCACTGTAAGCAACTGGAGTAGCTTGAGATACAGTAACAGTAATCAAGTTACTAGCTGCCGTTGCATCGGCTGCTACTGCATATCTTTGTGTATTTCCAGCGATGGAAAAAGTATCGCCTTTCTTAACCGTTCCTGAAAGAGACCCGCCACTATCTTTAAATACCATAGTGGTATCTCCTTTTGCAACGGCTGCATTAAGTTGAATGGCTGTCCCAGCAACTAAGGCTCCTGCTACATGGTCAACCACTACTTGAGATCGCATAATATCGAAATCAAAAGCTTCACGAATCTGAGCCTTTCTAAGCGCTTCATCACCACCCGATTGGTTTACGCTGTTAAATACAGGGTCTCTTAATAGGTCACGATATTTTGTACCGTTAAGAAGGGCTGTTTTTCCACCCGTTGGAACTTTACGTCCAAATAAATCGGCTTCAACTTGTGTAATATCATCAACAATATCTGAAGTAGTTGTGTTGTACCAGGGTACTAGCAATGACAGATCAGCAACATCTTGTGCTACATTAAGAGCTACAGCATCAGCAGCAGGCGCTAAATGGTTCATTATGAAGCTATCAGATACTTCGGTTAGCTCTTTATCATTCATAGGGGCTTTCACGCCTTCCCAATTGTTAAGAGAAATATCTATTTTTGAAGTTTCGTAAGCGTTTTCATCTGATTGATCTACTACATTCCCAGCTACGAAGCTAGAAGGTACATCAATTTGAATAGTATCGCCCTTTCTTCGGGCTTCCTCGTCATAGTCTCTATATACAGAGCCTACAAATCCGAGTGAGTTTTTTAAAGCTGCGAAAGCTCTTTGCGCATAAATAATGCGTTTGGAATCGTCTATTGAATTGGGCATGATATTAGTCTTGGGTTTAAACCGTGACTAATATCGTCACGGTAATTAATCTTTTATAATTTCTAGGCTTTTGCCTTGTTCGGCCGCTATTTCAATCGCTTTTTCGTATTTGACAGCGTTTTTAGCATCCGATTCTTTTATGGAAATAGTCTCTCCAGCTGTTGAACCGCCTTGAAATCCCGATGAACCTGGTCTGTTATCCTTTGCAACGTCTTTTAAGCTTCCTGTTTTAGTTTCATTTTGAAACCATTCTTCAGGAGTCATTACGTTTCCATTGCCATGTCTTGCTGGGCTTCCTGTTTCATCAAGAGGTACTACCCTCCCAACTTCAGGATCAAACTTAAACGAATCAGATACGCCTTTTTTAATGAAGGTGTTATTTGATGCTGAGTCTTTTAAGTACCGAGCAGTTAGACCGTCAACGGTTGCATTTACAAGATTTTTGTTCTGCTTCTGAATAACTGAATCCTTTTGCTCTAGTTCGCTTTTGAGTGGGTTTAAATGTTTCTCACTCCACGCTCTAAATTTGGCTTCATCATCATCGCCAGCCTTCAAACCTTTTGGTTTACCGTCATCATCCAATGCGATGTCAAACTTTGAAAGAACTTGTTTTTGAAAATCTAGGTCATCTATTAGCGTATTAGGATTTTTAAGCCCTTGTTTAGCTGCTGAAACAACTTCGTTAACGCCCGATTGATTGAATAAGCCCTTTGGAGGATTATCTGGATCAACAAGCAAAAGGTTTCCAGCGTCAATAGCTGATTGTTCTACTTCGTGGGTTTCCCCATTGATTAAGACTTTGATTTTCATAGATATAACACAGTGTTGATTAATTGTGCCCGTAACAATTCCGCATAATTACCGAGATGCGTACTCGGTGGGCTAGTGGATTACACACTGCTATGTAATTCACTATCAATATGGGAAATGAATAAAAGAAATTCGTTATAATTATTTCCTTTTTAGATAGTTTTCACGTACATTTCACGTACATTTCACAAAGAAAAATACTATGGCTAGAGTAGAAGCAGAAGTTCCTGAAGAATGGAAGAAAAAACTAATCAGTATTAGCAAGAAACGGGATACACCACAAAGACAGTTAGTTAAGGATGCTGTTTATGAAGCCTATATTAAAAAGAGCGAGAAAGATAACGGATAGATGAAGTGCCGTTTTAATGGCATCTTATCGGAGGTTGTGTGTAGTGCGGATTATTAACTAAATAAATTATAAAACTAAAGAAAGAAAAACAATGAGCACACCTGAAAATGATTTACGTGAATACTTAGGCAAGTTAGACACTGCCACTGCTTACGATAGTTTGATAGAGTCTGAGGTAGAATATTTCAGATCTAATTATATTAAAGAAGCGTCTACCTATGAAGAAGATACAGATGAGCTAATTAAGTATATTAAGATTGCTCCTATCGAAGACTTCTTAAAGGTCGATGAAGATGGTGATGTAGTTGAAGCTAGAGACTTTATGCACCATGCTTGTTTGGCAGGGGCTACATCTTAG